GTTACGTTAATAATGTTGTCAGTTAACTTATAAACAGTCTTCAAATTGGTTGAAGACGAGTTTGGCGATACTGATACTTTGATGGTTGACGTATCAATACCATCATTTGGTAAAATGAACCGTTCTGTCGGAACATCTCCACCAGTTTCTCTATATGTAAATGTATTTGTAAGATATGAACCTTCGTAAATGTCAATACCGTCAAATTCTGCAATATCATCAACCACCGGAACGGTGATATCATTCATAATTGCAAAACTATAATTTTCTCCACCAAAAGTATCGGAGACTGCGACTATGCCTGCCTTCAAAGTTAGTGTAAGAGGCGTTACGCTGAATGTAGAAGTATCAACAAAGAAACTTACAGTTGCTTTTGCTGATTTTTTGGATCTGGGAATATAACCAACATTTCTTGCAAGTGCGGCTACGTTTTCTCTTAAAGTCGCACTATCAATGAATACTTCATTAGCAACCATGTTGCTATTGTAAGCAGTGATATAAGAATTATATGCTAAAGTGCCGATAAGAATCGACATGTTTGACCCTTCAAAGTCAAAATCAGTAAAATTGCTATTCGCCCTCAAATAATCCTTTATCTGAGTCTTGATTTGTTCAAAATCTAAGTTTTGGAATTGAGTGAGTGGCATTTATCTAAGCGATTCTAATAAAAAGTTGATTTGCTGAGCAACAACGTCAATTCCAACGATTTCATAAGCAATAGTTACGTCATATGCATTAGCATCATAGTAAGGAGTTACTTCAACATTCAACAAACGAACTCTGGGCTCGTAATTATTGATAGTATTACGAATTTCGTCAGCAATAATTGATGCTGAACCGATGTCCATCAACTCAAACAGAGATTTTGTGATCCTAGAACCCAAAACCGGATCAAATGGACGCTCCTGAAGGTTAGTGAGCACCAAGTTTTTGACAGAGCGAGCAATCGCATTCTCATTTTTGAGAGGAATCAAGTCTCTGGTGATGGGATGTGCCCGAAAACCAAGAGAAATGTCTTTAAAACTACGAGAAACCCGCTCTAGAGGCACAAAAATACAGCGATTATAAGTTATTTATGAGGGTATCCAATCAAAATTCAGTCAGAGGAATGGGTTCTGTGCCATATTCCCAGTCATCATAGTCATCATCATTACGAATTTTCTCATGAAGTTCTTTTTGAACTTGAAAATCGTGTTTTTTAGGTGTCAGATCATCATTTGAGATCTCTCTGAGCATTCTTTGATGTTGATCGTTAGCTAGATTGTCTAAAAAGTCGTTCATTTTCTTTTGATTAGGGGTCGATTGGACGATCTTCCTGAGATTTGTACATTTCTTCCATTGTATTATGGAATTTTTCGGTATTTTCTTGCTCAGTTTCTCTTTCTTTCGCAGTTTTCCAGAAATATTCATCTTCACGTCCCATTCCAAGACGTTCATAACCGTTCTCAACACTATAATATTGAGTCGAAACCTTGAAATCTGGCATTTTAGGATCAACAGGTGTCAAACTGTTATCAAAGATACGCATTCTATTGTTTGGATAGAGTGCATATTGACCATTATCCAATTCAATCAGGTTTGATGACTTATGTTCAGCTGGATTTTCACTAGTCGCATAGTCAACAACATCAGGATCCTGATGATAATTGTCTAGAGTACAAATGTATGTTCCTTTCTGAATACCAAAGTCACGTGTATACAGTTCATAGTCCATAGAACCAATAAACTGCTTTTGAACGGCAACTACACCATAGTCCATACAGTTCCAGAACTGTAGGTTAGGAAGGTCCATATCGGGGTCTGGAGTCTCCGGAGACGAGAGAAACGCGCTGATAGGTAGTTTGTCATACATTGCCGCATATTCGGGCAAATACGTCTCAAAATAAAAAGCACGCCCAGGAATCGACTTTGCCGATACCCAGACGCCCTTTACGAATTCACCATGACCAGACTGATGATCAGTCAAGTATTCTTTTCTTACCCATACCTCCATCGAGGGGAGGTTGCAAATTAAAGCGGCCATAACGAACTTTTGTGTCTCGTTCTATTTACCTCTTTCCTTGACCCCGGTAACGCTTCTTAGCCGAGTTACGCGAGCTGGCAGCATATTTGGTGTGCTGCCCGTCTCCCTGCCGAGTTTTCTTCGGCCGAGATTCGATCATCGTTTTGCCAGTCAGAGAAGACTTCAGTTTTGCCATTATTTGTTCTGAGGAAGAGGAGTTGTGTAAATGATTGTAGCAGCAGGCATCGATGCCTCAAAGAGTTTCTTTGCCTCTGCCTGATGAGAGGCTTCGACTCTTTTCTTAAAACGCTTGTTACCTGTCGATGCCAGTTTGTAGGTAACTTCGTAAGGGTATTGCTTCAGCATCAGATAACCCTGGTCTTTTCGTGACCAACACGAATGCGAGGGTCGCACCAGATTTCGTAACCTGCATCGATTGCGTCAAGACAGAATGAAACGTCTTCACCGCACATGTCCTGCACAGCACCTGATTCAAACTGCTGCATCTTCGGAGCAAACCAAGGATACTTGATCTTAGGATCTTCAAAGACTCCGTTCTTAATCAGAACCCATCCGAAACCTGTGTAGTCAACCGTGAAAGGCTTTCTACGCTTTGAAATCGATTCGACGGTTTCGTGATTCATCACGCCACCATTCTTACGGAAGTCATCTTCTTCCAACCAGTGTGCAACAGAGGTTGTCTGACCATCTTCTGTGGCATACCAACCAGCAGTGATCTCTTTCTCTTCACCTTCTGCAGGGACTGCAAGATCACACAGTTGCCAGAACTTATCTGGGTTGAAAACAATGTCACTATCAATCCACAATTGATAGTCATACTCAAGCTTACCATCCCAGGGAATCTGATCAGGACCACGGAGAACATTTGCACCAAGTACCTTACAACGTGCAAAGTTAACCATGGATGAGTAATCTTGAGAGATCTGAATACTCATACCGTTTTGAACCATGTCAAAACAGAGTTGTACAAAATTCTTGAGGAAGATAAAAGAACATCCTCGTCCCGGAAGACAGAAGACAATCTTCTTACCTTTCATACGTTCTTTAATAGCAGCAATGTCCCACTCTGCTTCTTTTTTTCGGGGACTTGCTGCCTTTACAGTAAAACCTTTTGCCATGAATGAATTAACTCATCAACTACATGATACCAGGTATATAGGTTATTTGTCAACAGGAATGTTCTTCAAATTGCCAAGGAAGATCATTGTTTACTTTCTCATATGACAAATCCCCAAGTTCATAATCAGTCTTCATTAGACCAACCATTCCTTTGAGGGTTTCCCATGTCTTATTAAATTGTTTCTCAGAAAGGTTATGATATAAGCACTCACCTTTTGCATAGATGTGATACTTATACTCTTTTGTAGTCATCCTTGAGCCTCACGATATCATCTTCGGAACAGATACCAATCTGTACCTCCACTATAGTTATACCTGCTTTACCACCTGACAATCTATGGTGATGTCCCTTAGGAATATGAAAGCATTTACCAACAGTTGCGTTAGTAAGTTCAGAGGTACTTAATGAAGGATTCCGAATCTCTACTTTACCACTTCCTGACACAATTGTCCAGTACTCTTCACGGTTATTATGATACTGTAAAGAGATCCTCTGATGAGGTCTTACAAACAATCTTTTTACCTTATATGTCTTATCATCATGAAGTGTCTCAAACCACCCCCATGGGCGCGATTCAATAAAGAGATCTTCATCTAAACCGGTTATATCAACAGTATAGCCGGCGAAATTTTTTTCTTCCATCAAACCCTCAGAGGCGTTTTATATACACGGAAATTTTTTTACCGTGCTATATTTAGAACGCGAATTGTCACCTCTGTAGGTTAGGGTAGTTAGCTATTTTTATATACGGCATCGCGGCGGGGCGCGGGTATAACAAACGCCCCATAACTGCCCTCACAGACTGTCACAAATCACCTGTCAAATAGGTTCGCCTCACTATAAGCGTGCTCCCAATAGCTATCAACCTTAGTGTCATGCAGTTCCTCCACAGTTACTGTCAATGACTCTTGTCCGTCGATATCAAATAGCGTCTCATAATCAATCTGACGTGCATCGAAGTCCTGGTAAACTTCAAAATCGAGAGTGACACGAATTCGCTGCATTTGCCCGCCGCAGGTGTTCATGAGGTCCTTTGAATTGTTCCCCTTTATTATATAACACCTCTGTGTCTGTTGTCAACAGTTTTGTGAATAAAACTGTGAGGGGACTGTGAAAAACTGTGATGGTGGTAGTTGACAAGAACCGCTCTCTATGTTACGCTCGCTTAGATCACAACCCCTCAGCACATTTCAGAACAGTATAAACAATTCTTAGACACATTTACAGAACGATATAAAACAGGCAAACACATTTTTTAATACATTTATAAACGTTTTTTACACCATTTCATCAACAATCCCCACAATATACGTCCCAATTCGTGTTATCGGGCACGAGATGCTCAATAACACTTTGCACCGCACTTATGCCATAAACTGTCACTTTCTGTGTGCTGTAGAAACCATTAACTTTCTTCGGTTTTTTCCATACCACGGTATACTTATCCATGGACTGATTTTCGAGACTTGACATAACGTAGCTCTGAGAAGTTTTCGGTGAAGCAGACAACGCAACAGTGAACTTTCTGAGGTTTGTCACTCTTACTATACTCACAGTAAGGTTTATCTTTCACGGAGATTTCAATGGTGATGTACTCTTCGCATTTGAAATAAACCCATCCTTCAAGGTTATTCCAGATGACATAATCGTTGACAAGTGGATCATACATAGAGCACCGATTCTAGTGGATTCAGATTAAGCGGCATTGCAGTATAAGGACGAGTTTGTGTCACTACCTTGCCAACCTTCTTTGAATTTATCGGTGCATGAATTGACCCGGTTTTCTTATGAATGAAACCCCACACAGTTTTTGACACTTCTCCGCCATTATAGACGAATTGTTGTTCACAAACCAACCACACAATATCATACATTTTGTTGAACGATTCTTTCCGATAGTAGTAACCATCAGGTGCGATGTGGGGTAGCTCTTTCATTGGGGAAATTCCTCACACTTAAAGTCAGCAAGAGCGCGAATCATTAACCATACTTTCTCACCAGAAAGTTGGTGCTCGTCACAATGATATTCTACCATATCCTCCATCAAATGCAACAC